CAAGGTAAACGAACCAAACTCACAGCTCAAGATTTCAATAGTTATCAACTAAAACCTGGAGAATATTTTGATTTTCAGGAGTTTGAAGACAGCGATTTGTTTCACGACACAAGTGAACCCATAGCACAAATATGGCGCACTGCACAAAACACCTTGGCAAATACCGGGCGCCGACCAGGAAGTCGAGTTGTAATAATCACCGCACGTGGACCATTCAACAACACAGAAAAGTTTTTGAAGACATTTGAAAAACACGGTTTGGACATGACCAAAGTGCGGGTGTTTACTGTGGGTGGTGCTAGAAACAAAAAACCACTTATCCGTCAGTTATTGCAACAACACAACTATACGGAAACACGTATCTTTGATGATCATCTAGGAAATCTGCGAGACTTTTTAAGTCTGCACCCGGAGTTTCCCCAGGTAACTTTTAAAGCTTTTGCAGTGGGTGCAGCAGGTAATGTTGGTGAACCTGTTGTCATACAAGGAACAACCGATGAGTAACTTGACAGTGTTAGGTGCCAACAGCCTATATGTGCGTGAACAAGGCGCCATGGCTTACAGCGATGATGGCGTTTTATACACCTCGACAACATACAGCTCTGATCCCGATCTTTATCACAGTTTAACTGGTGCTGTAAGTCGAGGCGGATTGATAATAGCAATAACCACTCGTGGAGATATTGCCGTGGGCACGGGATTGCAAGACATGGGTCAAGGACCCAGCATTGGTGGCAATCAAGGATGGTTTCGTCCCACAAGCATCGCAACAGACAGCACAGACGTTTTGATTGCCGGTATGTATAAAAGCAACAGTCTTGTGGAAACTGGTGCCATCTACACAAATCAAGAAAACGACAGTTTGTTATATGCAGACTCGGGAAATATTTTAATAACCGACACTGTAAGTCCCGCGGACATTGTGGCATTCACAGGCACACAAGCTGTTATCTATTACCCTTTGTATCAGTTTGCCAGCAACAGCATTGTTTACAACATACAACATTATGTCAACGCCCCAGTGAACACAGGCAGTGAAAATGTTTGGGTGGCAACAGGTAGAATCAACAACACAGGTGCTATTTGGTATAGCAACAACCAAACCACATGGAACACTGTGATTTTACCGTCACAATTTGCCCAACGCACAGTCTATACCAGCGCCATACGAGAAAACACTTGGTATTTTGGTGCCTGGGGCATCATACTCACAGCCAACAAGCTGGTTGGCCCTACTTGGGAAGCAAGTCAAGAACTTGTAGTTGCTCAAGCACAGCCTGATATACGATGGATCTCAGTGAATCCCGACAACAACATGTTGGCTGTAAGTTCCGGAGCAATTTTCTACAGTGCTGATGGAACCAGTTGGGCAGGCTATCAAAAATCAGGGTATAGCTTTCAGGGTGCAGCGTGGTTTCAAAATGCCTGGCGTGTGGGATCTAGCAGCTTGCTACCCAGCCAGGTCTTTTCGTCAAGTAATGGCCAAGACTGGTCTGGCTCTAGTGTGGCTGTTAGTGCTAGAGATATTGTTGTGTTGCCTTGACAAATACAGCGTCATAGCACAAAGTTAGCACACACAAAGGAGATACAACATGTCACTGGGCGTAATGGACCCTGCAGATAAAGCACGGCTGACCAATCTTGTTTATGAAGGCGTGCAAGTAATGAGCGACGTTCAAGCACTTAAAGAAAGTTTGAAGGAAACTGTTGACACTGTCAGTGAAGAAATGGACATCAAAAAGAGTGTGCTGAATAAAGCCATTCGCATTGCTTGGAAAAACACACAAAATCGCAATGCCCTGGAAGACACACGTGAAGAACTTGATGAAGTTGAACAGGTTCTCATGAACGCTGGCCTTAAACTATAATCTAGAATCACAACGAGGTAGAGTATGACTTATATTGATGGATATGTTGATAGAGAAAAGAACATTGTCCACATCGTGGAACGCACAGCTCAAGGCGTGAGAAACTTTGTAACATATCCCACTCAATATGCTGTGTATTGGCCTCAGCCTCAAGGCAAATACACAAGTATTTTTGGTGATCGACTGGCAAAGTTCCAAACATCAAGACATCAAGAGTTTCAACGTGAACTGCGCATGCTCAGTCGCGAGAAACTCTTGGAGAGTGATATTGATCCCATATTTAGGTGTCTGTATCAAAACTATCGTCAAAGCCCCACTCCCCAGTTACATGTGGGGTTCTTTGACATTGAAACTGACTTTGATCCCGATCGTGGCTACAGCACACCTGAAGAAGCCTTTAATGAAATAACAGCAGTAAGTGTGTATCTTGCATGGATGCAACGATGCTTTACCTTGGTAGTTAAACCTCGCAGTTGGTCACAAGAGCAAGCACAAACTGTTGTTGAGCAGTTTCCTGACACCATGCTTTGCGATACTGAATCCGATCTATTGGATATTTTTCTACAGTTGATTGAAGATTGTGATATCATAAGCGGGTGGAACTCAACCACTTATGATATGCCCTACATCTATAAGCGAATTCTCTTGACTTTGGGAAAAGAACACACACGTAGATTGTGCTTGTGGAATCGTCAACCCACCAAACGCGAGTTTGAAGCTTATGGGAAGCGACAAGTCACATACGAAATTGTGGGCCGAGTGCATCTTGACTATCTTGATTTGTATCGCAAGCACACTTATCAAGAACTCCACAGCTACAAATTGGACTTTGTGGGCGAGCATGACACTGGTGATCGCAAGGTGCCATATGAAGGCAGTTTGGACCAGCTTTATAATCGAGACTTTGGCAAGTTTATTGAATATAACCGACAAGACGTCATGCTGTTGGTCAAGATTGATCAAAAACGCCGGCTTATTGAACTTTGCAACAATCTAGCTCACCAAAACTGTGTGCTGTTGGCTACAACACGTGGTAGTGTCAAGCTTATTGACCAAGCCATTGTAAACGAAGCATGGGACAACAACTTGATTGTTCCCAATCGTCCTCAACATGCAGATGATCGTGATGATGACGTAGTAGCTGAAGATGAGGACGACGAAGATTTTGATCAACAGGATTTGGGTATTGTGGGTGCGTATGTTGCCGATCCCGTGCAGGGCATGCATGAATGGATTGGTGGCGTGGACATCAACAGTCTATATCCCAGCACCATTCGTGCGCTAAACATGAGTCCCGAGACTATTGTAGGCCATATTAGACCCGAGCAAACACAAGCTTTGATTAAAAAGCGCATGACACAAGAAAAAAAGTCATTTGCAGAATCTTGGCAAGGTATGTTTGGAACCTTGGAGTTTCAGGAAGTTCAAAAACGCAGTGATATTCCCTTGATTGTGGATTTCACTGAGGGTGGCAACTTGACAGTCACAGCTGGCGAGTTGGCGCACTTAGTCTACAAGGGCGGTCGTGGTTGGATGATCAGTGCAAATGGAACCATCTTTAGTCAAGACAAAAACGGAATCATTCCGCAGTTGTTGGCTCGTTGGTATGCGGACAGAAAAAAGATGCAGGCAGAAATGAAAAACTATGCCAGCCAAGCTGATAAAGAAACTGACCCCGGCAAGAAAGACGAGTATCAAAAACTAACAGCGTTTTATGATCAGCGTCAGCTGATTCAAAAGATCTTGCTTAACTCACTATATGGCGCTATTGGAAACTCTGGCAGTAGATTCTTTGATGAACGAGTGGCACAAAGTGTCACGCTCAGTGGGCGATGCATTGTCAAGCACATGCAAAGCAAAATAAATGAGATCATAACAGGCAGTTATGATCATTTAGGAGCCAGTTGCATTTATGGTGACACTGACTCGGGTTATTTCTCAGCGTATCCTGTAATGAAAGATCTTCCCGAGTTTCAAGACTTTGCTTGGACAAAAGAAGCAGTTGTGGATCTTTATGATAAAATTGCTGATTTAACCAATGCCAGCTTTCCAGAGTTTATGAATCAAGCATTCAACTGTCCAGAAAAGAATGGTGCTATTATCCGTGCAGGGCGTGAACTTTGTGCTGAGCGTGGTATTTTTATCAAGAAAAAACGCTATGCAGTTTTGATCTTTGACAAAGAAGGCAAGCGCAAAGACACAGATGGCAAACCCGGTGAAATCAAAGCCATGGGGCTGGACCTCAAGCGTAGTGATACGCCTCGTGTAGTTCAAGAGTTTCTCATGAGCGTGCTTACACAAGTGTTGACTGGCAAAAATCAACAACAAGTGATCGACAACATATTTGAGTTCCGAAAAGAGTTCTCTAGCTGGCCCGGCTGGATAAAAGGCACTCCAAAAAGAGTTAACAAACTCAGTCACTATCAACAAGCCAAAACTACAAATGAAACTTGGAGTTTGACTGATAAAACCAAAAAGACCAACTTGCCAGGGCATGTGCGAGCTAGTTTGAATTGGAACAAGCTGCTGAATCTGTATAACGATCATGGCAGTGTGAAAATTCAAGACGGCAGTAAAATCATTGTGTGTAAACTTCGCGATAATTCTTTGAACATGACCAGCATTGCCTATCCCATTGATCAAGATCATCTCCCTGACTGGTTCAAACAACTGCCGTGGGATCACGCCGAAATGGAAACTGCACTAATAGACAAGAAGATTAAAAATCTCTTGGGAGTTTTGGACTGGGATCTTGACAGCAGTCGTAAAAAATCATCAGCAGGCAGTTTGTTTTTCTAAAGCTGCTTGCTTTGCACACCTAGAACAGTTACTATATAATCCAACAAGGAAATATTCATGACACTGAAAGACATCTTTAAAGAAATCAATACATACGTGGCTAATACCGGTATGTTTGAAAAGATCAAGATCAATGTTGACAACAATATTGTCAGCGTGGAAGCTTTTGACAAAGATCGGTGTTTGGTAAAAGGCAAGTTCCACAAAGCAGTTCCTGAAATTGCAGGAAGTTTTGGACTTAAAAATCTCAACATGCTGAACATCATTACAAATGATCCCGAATACTTGGCTTCCGAAAGCACTATTACAGTTAATACTGAAAGTCGCGATGGGCAAACTTATCTTGCCAGTTTGACTTATGTGAACAAAAGTCAAACTGAAATTTACTATCGCTTTATGTCTTCGGAACTTCTGCCCAAAAATACTCAAGTTCGTGAGCCACAGTATGAAGTCACAGTGAATCCTGCACGCAGCAGCATTCAACAGTTTATTTGGGCAGGTAACGGTCTCAGCAGCGTAGAGCAATACTTTAATCCACAGATACGTGATCGCCAACTACGGTTTTGCATTGGTGAAGACGGCGCACAAACCAGCCGTGGCGGTGTGGTGTTTGCACAAAACATTGATGCCAAAATGCAATGTGATTTTCATTGGAAAGTCAGCGACATTCAAACTGTGCTCAAGCTAAATGATGCTGCTGATTGCGAAGTGGCTATCAGTGGAGCAGTGGGTGCTATTCAGATCAAGTTCCAAACTGGTCAAGCACAATGGCAGTATGTGTTTCCCGGTAAAGTAAAATAACCTAGAGTTTTTTATCCAAAGCTATTGTGATAAACACAATAGCTTTTTATTATCAATATATCAGTTAAGAGAAAGACAAACAAATGACAGATTGGGTCTGGGTAACATTTCAACGGGAAGGTATTCACAAATATCCCGCAGCAGGGACTAATCCTGAACTAAGCTCAGTGAGTTTTTTGCAGTGGCCGCATCGTCACATGTTTCATTTCCGAGTATGGATTGAAGTACATCACGACGATCGCGATCGCGAGTTTATCATGGAAAAGCGTTGGATGGAAGGTCTATATGGATCTGGTACACTACAACTGGATTAT